ACCATTTGTGTTAAAGGTTGTTTGACCTGCAGTGGCTGTAAAGCTTTGTTTTCTTTGTATGCCCTGTGGTACTGGTAGTGGGCCTATATATCCTGACATGTTATTCTCCCTCCAGTGCCGTTAGCCTAGACTCAATGCTAGTTAGTCTTTGTTCCGTTGCTGCACCGATGAACGCTAGTAACTCTGGGTATCTTACACCTAGTCTTGTGCGCTCTGTTGCGCCCTCTGGTGCTTCTTCTTTTGTTTCATAGGTATCAGTACGTGTGTATGCGTCTTGCGCTTTTATGAGTTTTTCTTCGTTAGCTTCAACGGCAGCAACCTCTACATCTTTTTCCCACCAAGTATCAGAACACCAGAAAGCGTACTTGGTTACGTCTAACCCTGCGTCTGACATTGCACTTTGTACTTGCTGTGCAACTACACCAGTATGTGTTCGAGCATTGTCACCTTTTTCTGTTACCTTGTCTTTCCATTTATATGTTTTAAATAGTTTGCTAATTGCTGTAGCGGCAGTAATCTCTGCGCTAGTTAGTGATGCAATGTCTTGCTTTTCGTTAGCGTCTGATGTGTTGATTGTGCCGTTGGTTGCGAAGATGTCATCGAAGCGAGCAGAACCTTGCCCCAAGTCAATAGTATTATCAATATTAGCGCCAGATGAATTTGTAGGCAAAAGTTGTACGTCAGTAAGCTTTATGCCACAATCAGCTGATGCAAAAAAAGGACGCAAACTTTGAACACCAATACTCCCCACAGTGGTATTGTCTTTTGCTACTTCAAGTATAGTTCCATCCGAAGTAAGCCTATTTAAATATAAAGCACGACCATTACTGCCATCAGCCGTAAAATAAGAATCTCCATCTATTTCAAGCCTAACCCCTGCTGTGGTTGGATTAAAATCAGTACAGAAAAACATTGCTCCATTACTATTAAGACGCATACGTTCTGTTGCAGCAGTAGCCAATAACATTGCGTCATCACTATGGTTATATTGAAGATACCCACGATAAACATCTGTACCAGTTAAACCATCACCAAAAAGTATAGAAGAAACACCGTTGGTAGCTGCTGTAAATGCAATCTCTGAATTAGCACTAGTGTTATTTATATGAAGTTGACGTAGAGGAGCCGAAGTTCCAATTCCGATATTACCATCGCTATTAATAACAAGCCTGTTTGCTGAAGCATCTACATCTCTAATAGTAAAACCTGCGTTAGAAACACCCGGAGTACCTCCACCTATTTGAAAGTTATCAAACCCTGTGTTTGTATGAGTAAATTTTAAAACAGGTAAAGTTCTACTTGCAGTGTTTATGTCTACAGTTTTAGAAGTAATTATATTTTGTGATGAGTCTATTCTCATAGCCTCCGTTGGACTAGCACCATCAGAGCCATCATTAGTTTTAAATATCAGATCGCCTTTTTCATCGTCTGATGCACCGTCATGTGAAGCCTGTATCTGTGCTAATGTAGTTTCTTCACCGCCAGACTGTTGTCCTTTAAACGTGACTTTACCTTCACGTCCACCATCGGTATCCTCGTGTGTATCATTTACTATAATAACTTCTGGTGTAGAATCTGTAGTTGTAATGTCTCCTGTTACGTCTACAGTGTCTGCACTGATATTTACAACAGGAGTACCAATATATTTACTCATTATGTTTGCTCCAATACGCTCACTATTACGTCAACACTACTTGCTGTGTCCGATGTTACTTTTACAGTATCTGTTGTCTCTGCAATTATTTTTCCATCTAGCACAGACAGTGAAGAGTTTGCAGGAATAGGTACAGTTTTTACAACGTGTGTATCTGCAACTTTTACTGTAACTTTAATTTGACTAGATGATACATTTGCAATGTTACATCCAATTAAAACTGCAGTTGTACTTGATGGTACGGTGTAGACTGTTGCTTCTGAAGTTCCCACACCTGAACTTACATAATTTTTAAAAGTGTTTGCCATTTTATTTTACCCTAAAGCTATTGCGAATGCAAGTGCAGAAGCATCTGATGATGTTGAAGAAAAACCAGTTGCATTATCTACATACGCAGTTGTTGCTACTTTTGTACTATTATCACTTGCACTTTGTGTTGTCGCAGTCGTTGCTGCTGATATAGTACCATCCAATTCACCACTAAAAGTAGTAGCTGCTATTGCACCTGTTAGTGTTGCACCAGTAGCACTTGTTACGAGTACATCACTATTATTATATTTAAGCTTTACAAGTCCAGTACCATTTGGATTTATATCAATGTTTCCATTGCTATCTGTAGATGTGATAGCGTTACCGTTTATGTTAACATTATCTACATCAAGATCAGTATTAATTATAACAGTACCTGTACCATTAGGTGACAGGTTTATATTACCGTTAGTATCTGTTGAGGATACTGTGTTTCCATCTACGTTAAGATTACCTACACTAATGTCTCCACTAACATCTACACCGTCTGCTGTTGTCTCTATTTTCTTTACATTGTTATGATATAAGTTAACTGCACCGTTAACATCCATATCCATATACTTTTCAGTTCCAGTGTCACTTTGTACTGTTATACCATCACCCTGTATGGTTAACTCACCTGTAGTGTTTACAATACTAGTGTTTGTACCATTGTGCTTAATTGTAAGGTCATCACCTGTACCTACAACAATACTTGCATTATCAGCGAAGTCTAATGCGTTAGCACTTTCATCCCATGTCATATCATAGGCAGCACCTTTGAATACTACATCACCATCTGCTTTGATACGTACACGTTCCGTTGCTGCTGCACTCGTATTT